GCAGAGGACATTACAGGCGTTGGCGGTGGCAACATCGGAGTTGGAGGTGTACCGACTCCAGGGGAAGATAGCTTCTCTGCAGGAGCTGATGAAGATGAGGGAGCAAATTAAACGTAAATGACAACATACTACAAAGGAAATAATATAGGTTTATCATTTGATGGCACAGGATGGTCATTTAATAATTTAGCACAAGACTTTATTGACACTGATACTTTTAGTAGTCAAGATGTAGACTTTCCATATTATGAACCCCCTGCAGAAGAGGAAGAAGAAGAAAGAGAGCCATGTCCAGAAGGATATGTTTATGATGAAGATTTAAGGCAATGTGTGCCAGACCCACGTTCTGGTAATCCTTATATGCCAGATAGTGAACCTACTCAAGAAGTTATTCCTGGTACAGGTAGAGAACTGCCTAATGTAAGTAATAGATTAGCACCTCAAGGTAGTGGTGATATTTTTAATTACGCAACTACTGCAGAAACTAGAGCACGTATGAATGAACATATGCTTTTAATGGAAGGTATAGCCCATGGTTGGTTAGAAAAATCACCAGATGGGAATGGATATAGGAAAGTAGCATTTGAAGCTAGTCCTATTCAAGGGGCAGGATATATTAATACAGTGTTAACTTATGTAAATCAAAAATCTTATGATGATTATTTTGAAATATTAGAAAACGGGTATCAACCAAATACAGATAATTTTTGGTCTAGTTTTGTAAGTAAAGGTGGAACATATTCTTTAAAAGGTGGTATGAGATATCAACGACCACCTTCAAGTGAATTAGGCCCAGGAGAATATTTTAATTATAGTCCAGAGTTTCAAGAAAAAGTAAATAAAGCATTAGAATTAAGAAAAAATAATGTTAATGCTATTATTGATAGAGAGGGCAATGTTAATATTGATGCTGATGGTAAAGGCGGATACTACAGAGAAGATGGTAAGTATGTAGATGAAAACGGCACAGTAAGTGCTAGAGGTAGTCTAGGTAATGCACTTAAACTATTAAAGAATGCTAATGATATAGGAGGATTACCTTCTAAATTAAAAGCAAGATTACTAAAAGGTATTAATACTAAAGCATTAAGTGTTGCAGAAAGAAACGCTTTAGCAGTAGCCGCAGGATTTGCAAATATCCAAGAAGCACAAAATGCATTAAATAATGTACAAACTAAAATAGAACAACAGCAAGAACGTGATGAACCAGATACAGTTACTGACGTATCAAAAGTTGGTGAAGATGTAGTAACATCTGTGGATGGAGATACATCAGATGATGGAGGCACTGACCCAATACCAGATGCAAACATTGACCCAACTAGCCCAACGTATACACAAGAAAATTATGAACAAGCGGCAGGAATTAATACTGGAGGTTCTGATAGTGGAAGTTCAGATTCTAGCGGAGGAGGTATTTCTGTTAGTGATTATAATAACCAACAAGCCCAAGAAGCATATGAATCAGCATATAGTAGTGCAGATTATTATGATAAGAAACCCGATGATGCGGGCGGAGTATAGGAGAAAAATATGGCAAATGGAATGATGGGAAATCCTATGGGAGCACAGCAATCTCCTATGGAACAACCAATGAATAATCAAGGAATGCAAATGGGAGGAGCAGATGATTCTGTTCTCGATATGCATTTAACACAAGATGTAAAACAAGCATTACAGGCAAAAGGTATTGATATATCTGCAGTAGCAGAAAGAGGCCCAAAAGAACCTGTAATAGTAATACCAGTTTCAATAATTTTACAAAGATATCCTTCAAATGCACCAGAAGAATCTATGAAGCAATTTGTAATGGATATGACAAAACAAGATTCTGCCCCGTCTCCGATGGCGGCAGAGGCACCTAGTCCAGATGGATTAGGAGCACCAACAATGGATAGGCCACCTATGACTGCATAGTTATAGCACCAAAACGACTCTAGGCCACCTGTTTTCCAACAGCACCAATCAAGGAGGATAAAATGGAAGAAAATAAACAAGAAGAGATTCAAGAAGAATCTCAACCAGAGGCTTTTCTCGAGCCTGTTCCTTATAAACGTAAAGTTACTAAGGAAGAAGCAGAGGACACAGCTACCGTTTCAGAGGACACTTCTTCAGAAGAAGAAGCCACTCCAAAGGAAGAACGCCCTGTCAAC